TTACACGACTCTTAAAGTTGCATGGGGCACTGATGGGGCAAACTCACTCAATTTTGAGTTCAACAGCGCTACCTGCGCATCGTTATTCTCTGACATCCATTTCCCGTAAACCTGGAAAACCATCTGCGCATCAGCATGACCCATTTGCGAAGCAATGAATGCAGGGTTGGCTCCAGCCGTCAATGACCAACAAGCATATGTGTGACGTGACTGATAAGATTTCCTGTGACGAATTCCTGCACGCTTTACTGCCGTATCCCATGTCTGCCTGACCGAATTGACCGTGAAGTGATCGCCACATGCACCCGTTCTTGAAGTTACGGATGGGAGAAAAACAAACGTGCATTTGTGCTTCTCTTTTTTACCGTACTCTCGAAGGTGAACATCAATCATGTGCTCATTGCCAAGCCTGGTGATTTCAAGTTGGCTCTTCAGAGCTTCAATTGCAGGTTCGATAAGGTGTATTACCCTGTTTGTGCCCGCCTGAGTCTTGGGAACGGTAAATTTATCCTGCGCCAGATTCCTCCTTATCATCATCGTGCCAGCCTTAAGGTCGATATCCTCCCATCCCAAAGCGCACAGCTCGCCCGGTCGGATTCCTGTGTATACAGAAAGAGACCACATGTTTTTTGCTTGCTGACTGCGACACGCCTCTATGAGCCTGACAAACTCTTCCCTTGATAGCGGATCCGGTACGACTCGTGACTCTCTTAGTGGCGATATTCCCTTAAATGGCGTGTCGTCGAGATAACCGTTTTCAACGCCAAACTGAAAGATGGCGAAAAGGTTAGTCATGTAGTTATTGACCGTAACTGCAGAACGCCCGGGCTCAGCCACTACATACTGAGTTTTAGGGAGCTGATAACCGGTCAGCAATTCCTTCCTTACCTCAAGAATCCTTTCTTTACTTATCGACGATGCGATCGTCTTCTCACCGAGAATGAGAAGAACGTTTTTGATAATCGTCCGGTATGTCTTTATCGACGTCGATGCGACATCAGTCTCTTTGAGCGATAAATACTTCTCTGCAAGCTCTCCTATGGTTAGCGCCTTACTCACCTCACCAAATCGCTGAAGGTTAGGGGAGTTTGGAAACTGTGATGCATAGTTGAAAGTTCCCGTCTTTACTGCGTAGACAATGCTTGTACGCAGCTCCCCGGCAATCTTCCTGTTCTTAGCCGTATCAGGTACACCAAGACTTTCCCTTACCCTGACACCGTTATAGATAAACCACAGGCGCAGCGTGCCCCCGTGGTTTTCAACCCCGGTTGGATACTTCATGCATCTTCCTCTTTGGTTAATCGAAGGGGTATTTAAGCAGATTTCTTGCGGGGAATCGCGGGTTGCTGACGCTCAACCCATTTGTCGACTTCGTGGCGGTTGTAGAGGATAGGGGAGTTGTCCTTCGGCTGGCAGTCGCATGAGTAATGGCGGTACTCTTTTCCCTCCATCCATGACGTTTCTCTGGCTAATCTGATCGCGTTTTTGGTCAGGCCGGTAATCGCCATCAGAACCTTCTCTTATACCCACTTATTGGGGACAAGCTGAATCATATCGCTCATGGTTTTCTCCAGGCAAAAAGAAGCCGCCCGTAGGCGGCAATAACATCAAGGGATGTGAGGCAGTGCTTTCGCACCCAATAGCCAGCTCATAACTGGCTATAAGTTGCGTCAGTCGTCTTCATCTTCTTCCCAGTCCTCGTCGTAATATGGTGATGCGAGAAGTGGGTTTGTTGCGGAAAGTATTTCACCAGCGGCACCCTGGCGTTGAAGTCGACGAAGCGCTTCGTATAGTTCGAAAGCCTCGGTTCGCTCGTCACCTATATCGATGGCGCAAGCAACCTTGTGCGCCTCGGTGACCAGAGTTGATAGCTGGTTCCGGATGTCCTGAATGGTGCTCATAGTTCTCCTTACGCCGCACGCTGGGCGCGCAGCGATTTAATGTGCTCACTCGTCTCCAGTTCGGCGCGTATCTGCGCCTCCTCACGGTGATCGAGGTGCTCAAAATCATTGTTAAAACGGTCGATTGAAGCGGTGTTGATCCGGCCCTGTCGCCAGTAGCGGACTATCTGTGATGTGCAGCTGTGGATGATGACGGGCCAACCGTGCTGGTCAGCGTAAATCTGACCTCGTTGAATTAGCTGAAACATTGGTAAGCTCCTGACTGCGTTTTAATTCCTCGCGGTATGCAGCAACCTCTTTAGCTTTCCTTTTCTGCCGTGGCGATGGCTTTGCATGCTCCCAAACAAAAGGCCAGTTGCTGCCCCATACCAACCAGCGTCTATTGCTGATTCGATATGTGTTATTGATGTGAGCGCCAATCAGCCGACGGGCTTTTCTGTTATTCATGACAGCCCCCTCTGCTTATTCTTCAGCTCGATGACGGATTGGCACTCCGCGCATGTCTGGCAGCCGGCAACGGCAGCGCGTCGCGGCTCGGGAATTGGTTCGTCGCATTCTTCACAACGTTCAGCTGATACCGCGTTACGGTCGATGCGGTGAGCGGAAAGGGCAGCGTTACGCTGAAGCTCTTCAATATCTGCTGCTGTGTCGATGATGTCTGCCATGGTCACTCCTTACCGAGGGCTTTGTTGATAGCATGCAGCGCCTTCTTTCCGGCAGGTTCATCTTCGAGCCGCCAGTTACCGGCATCGCCTGAATCAGCGAGCTGCTTATAGTTTTCGAACAGGCATTGCAGAGCATCTAAAAGGTCAGGTGCCGAAGCGATAAGTCTGGCATTGGCTCTTGTTTCCACTGCCTCTCGGTCATGCACATTTTCGTAAACAGGCGTTATGACGTTGGCAATTTTGTAGCGTCCACCAATATTGGTGCCGCGGATGCGGATGTAGTTCTTATCTACTTCTTCAGGCAGGGCTATCCAAGGCCCGCGCGTAAATCTTGTTTTTTCCATTTATCACTCCGCGAACTGTCTGTTAATACGGTTGAAGGTGAACGCCAGCAATAAAAAAGGCCGCGATAGCGACCTGGTGATTAGTGCCTTCATGCTGCACCGCCTTCATTCTTCTCGGCTTCGACCGCCATATTTTCAAGCCGTCGAGATAGCTCGGCGGCCAGCGTCTGGAATTCTTCTTCGGTCGCCACCGGGATCGGCACAAAGCGAATCCCTATGTGCGCCAGGTGCTTGGCGATTTCGATGCTTTTTCTCAAATCAACGGGCGA